AGCATCATCTACTTTAGGTAATGAATTTTTAGAAAATACTTTCTTACAAGACGGATCAAGACTTGGAGATAATGTTTCTGTTGTAAAAGCATTCTCACAACTTGCAGATAAGTTATCTGAAGATGAAGTTGTTAAAGGAGATACATCTTCTTATATGACAGCTAAAGATCTTCAAAAAGAGATAGCATCTTTACAAGAAGAAGGTTCTCCATTTTGGGATAAACAACATCCTAATCATGACAGATCAGTTCAAGAAGTATTTAAACTAAGAGAACTATTACATAATGGATAAGAACGAACATTTAAATGATGAAGAAATCAGACTTGAATGTGTGAGATTATCTGTAGAATTTGCACCAGAAATAGTGCGAGTTACAGATCCATTAGATAAAGCTGAAACCTATTATAATTGGGTTACTAAAAAAAATTCTAAGCGACAACCTGAAAAGACCGCTTCGAAAAAAGACAAAGTGAAGTCTTAAAATTTACAGAAGAGATCTCCAGTTTTGGAGGCAATCAAATCGATTAACATTAACCAACATAACTAAGGAGATTTGAAAAATGTCAAATCAAATTACAACTGCGTTCGTTGAACAGTATTCAAATAATGTTCAAATGTTATCGCAACAAAAAGGCTCTTTGCTAAGAGGTTCTGTTGATGTTGAAACTGTTGTTGGAAACAATGCGTTCTTTGAACAAGTTGGTTCTGCTACTGCTCAAAAAAGAGTTAGTCGTCACAGTGATACGCCTCAACTAGATACACCACATGCAAAAAGACGAGTTAGCTTGGTGGATTATGAATATGCGGATTTAATAGATCAGCAAGATAAGGTAAGAACTCTTATCGATCCAACAAGTGCTTATGCAAACGCTGCAGCTTTCGCTCTTGGTCGTTCTATGGATGACGAGATTATTGCTGCTGCAACTGGAAATGCTTTTACTGGAGCAACTGGTAGTACATCTACTGCGTTAGGTTCAGATCAAGCAATTACAGAAAGTGGAACAGATGGTTTAACTATTGCTAAACTAAGAACTGCAAAAGAAAAGTTCGATTTAGCTAGCGTAGATCCAAGTCTGCCAAGATTTTTGGTGGTCGGACCTCGCCAGGTTTCAGACCTACTAGGAACTACATCTGTAACATCAAGCGACTTTAATACGGTTAAAGCTTTAGTAAATGGTGAAGTTGATACTTTTATGGGTTTCAAATTCATTACATCTACTAGACTTGCAATCGCTTCATCTAAAAGATTATGTGTTGCCTTCGCTGGCGATGGCATAAAGCTTGCATTAGGTAAAGACGTTATGACTAGAATTGATGAGAGATCTGATAAAGGATACTCAACTCAAGTTTACGTTTGTATGTCTATCGGTGCTACTAGAATGGAAGAAAGTAAAGTTGTTTCAATCCAAGCTCACGAAGCTTAATCAATAGGAGATATATATCATGGCAAGTGTTAAAGCGGTAAATATTACCAACTTAGATGCTACTCCGATTGTTAAGACGGATAGTGAAACTAACGGTGGAAAAATCAGAGTATCTTACGATAACTATGAAGCTTCATCATTAGCAAGTGGATCAGACATAACGATTGGCAGAATACCAGCCAACGCTACTATAATGGATGTTGTTCTAAAGTGTGATGCTTTAGGCGGATCTTCAACTTTAACAGTTGGAGACAGCGGAGACGCTGACAGATATTTAGCTGCAGTTGGAACATGGAATGCTGCTGGTCAAACTCAGTCAATGTTAGGTGGCTCTACAGCTGCTAATACAGCAATGACTGGTCTGGGATACAGAACAACTGCATCAACTGATATTGTAATCACAACTGGAGGAGCTACTATTTCTGGCTCTATTCATTGTTGGGTTATGTACACAGTTGAGTAGTTAATAACTTTTTGTTTGGCGGATGAAATACTCCGCCAGGCATTATTAAGATGGCAATCTCAAGAAATAAAAGAAATTACAGACCTACTAAAAAAGGTGCTGGAATGACAAAAGCTGGAGTTAAAGCTTATAGAAAAGCTAATCCAGGATCAAAATTGAAAACCGCAGTAACTGGTAAAGTTAAAAAAGGATCGGCTGCTGCTAAAAGAAGAAAATCATATTGTGCAAGATCTGCTGGTCAACTGAAAAGAAGTTCAGCAAAAACTAAAAATAATCCTAACTCAAGGATCAGACAAGCAAGACGAAGATGGAAATGTTAAAGTGAAGTACCTTTTAATTTTATATGTATGTAGTTATGCAACAGCAGAAACTAAATGTAACAATGAAAGTATTACTGGATCTTTTGATAATTGGTCCACATGTATTAATCAAGGATACAAGCAATCACATTTTTTATTAAACGAACTTTATAAAGAAGATTTCGAAGATGAGAAACTAGCAATTAGATTTTCATGTAGAGAACAAGGAGAACAAATATAATGGCAAGTGCGGTAGATATAGCAAATTCAGCGCTCAATCTTTTAGGAGCATCAACAATTTCAGCATTTACAGATGATAGTAAGAATGCAAGATTAGTTAATCAAAGATATGAGAATGTAAGAAATAGAGTTTTTAGATCTCATGCTTGGAATTGTTTACATAAAAGAGTTCAACTTGCTCAAAATAGTACAGCTCCAGTTATTGAATATTCTAATGCTTATGCTTTACCAAGTGACTGTTTAAGAGTTTTAAAAGTTCACAATGGTACAACAGACAGTATCGCTTCTGCAATAGATTATAAATTAGAAGGTAAAAATATTGTAACAGATGAAGGTACAGTTTATTTAATATATATTGCTTTAGATACTGATCCAAATAATTACGATAGTTATTTACAAGAAAGTATTGCTCATCAACTAGCTGCTGATCTTTGTTATGCAATTACAAATAATGCAACACTAGCTAATAATTATATGGTTAGAGCTGATGAAAGATTAAGAGAAGCAAGATTTATTGATGCAACAGAAAACAGTTTAGGAACTATTGAGAGTAACGAATTTACTGACGCAAGGTTATAATGGCTCGAACAACTTTAGCATTAACATCTTTTGTTTCAGGAGAATTTGGAAATAAGCTTACTGGTCGAACAGATTTTGATAAATATACTTCTGCAGCAAAAACTTTAGAAAATTTTTTAGTACATCCTCAAGGTGCTGCAACAAGAAGAGTAGGTACTCAATTTATTGCTTCTGTTAAAACTGCTGCTGCTAAAACAAGATTAATTCCTTTTGAGTTCTCAACTACTCAAACTTATATTTTAGAATTTGGAAATAATTATATTAGATTTTTTAAAGACAAAGGTCAGATCTTATCTGGTGGATCTGCTTATGAAATATCAACTCCGTATTTAACTGCTGAGTTATTTGATATTAAGTTTGCTCAATCTGCTGACGTTATGTACTTGGTCCATCCAAATCATGAGACTATGAAGCTTTCGAGAACTGGACACACTTCTTGGTCTTTAGCTGAAGTTGACTTTACTAATGGTCCTTATTTAGCAACCAATTCTACCACAACTACTTTGACACCAGCCTCAGCTAGTGTNGGAACTGGTGTAAATGTTACTGCTTCTGCAGTTACTGGCATAAATGGCGGATCAGGATTTCTAACAACNGATGTTGGAAGATTAATAAATTTTAATAGTGGTATTGCAAAAATAACATCTCGAACAAATACTACAGTTGTTGTTGTTACAATACTTACAGCATTTGCAAATACTGATGCTAAAGATGATTGGAAGCTAGGAGCATTCTCAGATACGACTGGACATCCAAGTTGTGTCAGTTTTTACGAACAAAGATTAGTATTTGCTGGAACTTCATCAGAACCACAAACAGTATTTTTTTCTAAGGCTGGAGATTATGAAAACATGACTTCAGGTACTAACGCTGATGATGCAATGGTTTACACTATTGCTGCTAATCAAGTTAATGTTATTAGATATTTAAAAGCTCAAAGAACTTTAGTTATAGGTACGACTGCTGCTGAATATACAGTATCAGCCGATGGAACAGATGCTTCTATAACACCAACTAATATTACAATTAAAAGACAAAGCTCTTATGGATCTGCCAATGTGGATGCAGTTACTGCTGGTAACGCAATATTGTTTTTACAAAAAGCAAAAAGAAAAATTAGAGAGTTAGCTTACAATTTTGATAGTGATAGTTATGTTGCTCCTGATCTTTGTATTCTAAATGATACAGTTACTGAAAGTGGTATTGTTCAAATGGAGTGGCAACAAGAACCAGATAATATTTTATGGTGCGTTAGAGAAGATGGACAACTAGCAGCGCTTACTTATCAAAGATCTGAAAATGTAGTTAGTTGGCATAGACATATTTTAGGTGGTGCATTTGGATCGGGTAATGCTGTTGTTGAAAGTATAGCTAGTATTTCTGGAGATCTAAACGAAGATGAACTTTGGTGTATTGTTAAAAGAACAGTTAATGGTGCAACAGTAAGATATGTAGAATGTTTTTCTGATTTTGATTTTGATGAAACAACAGCTACAGATTTTAAATTTTTAGATAGTCATTTAAGTTATTCAGGATCTGCTACAACCTCTTTGTCTGGATTAAGTCATCTTGAAGGACAATCAGTATCTATATTAGCTGACGGATCTGTTCATGCAAACAAAACTGTAAGCTCAGGTGCAATCACATTAGATCGATCAGTTACTAAAGCGTGTGTAGGTTTATCTTACGATAGTGTTTTACAAACTATGAGAATAGAAGGTGGAGCTACCGAAGGTACTTCTCAAGGTAAAATAAAAAGAATTTCAAAAGTTGTTTTAAGATTGTTTGAAACAGTAGGTGTTAAAGTTGGACCTAGTTTGACTAAATTAGAAACAATACCTTTTAGAACAACATCAAGTAATTTATCTGCTCCAGTAGATACGCTTATAGAAGGCGATAAAGAAATAGAATTTGACGATGATTATAATAGTGACGGACATATATTTATAAAACAAGATCAACCACTACCAGCTAGTATTCTTGCTATATATCCAACGCTAGTAACAAATGATGGCTAACTTTACTGTTGTTCCTTATGAAATGGAACATGGAGACGAAATTATTGAATTTGGCATGAATGATAAGCTCATGGAAATTGATGCTAGTTATACAAATAATAGACTAGATATGGCAATTCCTGGTTTAGCATTTACCTTGTT